TCCCGATTCCCTCCGAGCCGAGGTGATTCAGGGCATCGTCCACTTCGTGGAGCTGTACCACGGCGAGTACGACCGGGAGCGGCTCATTTACAGCCTCCGCGCCTACGAGCCCAAGTTTATTTACGCAGCGGGCAAGGCGGAAAAGGAGCTGCGGGGCGTAAAGCGCTACGTCAACCTGTTCTACCGCATCTACAACGGCAGGCGCAAGCACGAGATTCTTCCCATGAAGTTCTGAGGGAAGGTTTTTTTATCCGCATCGAGGCCGGAAACCATGGGGCTGTGTTCCGTCACAGCCCTATTCTTCTGCCCTCGGCTCGGGCTCATAGATTTATATATCCAATCATAACCATGGAATAAACAAAACAAGGAGGTATGGCATGGACGCATATACGGCATCCGATATGGATGTTCGCACCGTTGACCACAATACGCTGGTGGATATCCGCGACGTAAAGGTCAACACGGCGCTGCCCAAGCGGGAGCGTATTCTCGATTTCATCCGTCAGATCGGCAACCCCTACTGCTACCGGCATGGGAAATATGTGGTCAGGGTCAGCTTCGCCGATACGGATGTTTCATTGGAGGACAGACTGGAAGCATATATCCGCACAAAGGGCTGATCCTGCGACATCCTCGACAGTCCTGCGCAACGCAGGGTACAATTTTGGAGGAAAGGAGCTGGCAATATGCAACACAACACCGAAACAAAAATCTGGAACGCCACGCTTTACCTCCGACTGTCGAGGGACGATGGGGATAAAGAGGAATCCAACAGCATCACCGGGCAGCGGGAGCTGCTGCGTGACTTTATCCGAACCCGCCCGGAGCTTCGGGAATACGCCGTCAGGATCGACGACGGCTTCACGGGCTCCAATTTCGAGCGGCCGAGCTTTAAGAAAATGCTGGAGGACGTAAAGGCGGGACGCACCAACTGCATCATCGTGAAAGATCTTTCGCGCTTTGGCCGTAATTATCTGGACGCTGGAGAATACATCGAGAAGATATTCCCCTTTTTAGGCGTGCGGTTCATCGCCGTCAACGACAACTACGACAGTCTCGGCGGAAAAAACGCTTCGGACGAGCTTATCATTCCGTTCAAAAACCTCATAAACGAAGCCTACTGCCGGGATATTTCCGTGAAAGTCCGCACCCAGCTTGAGGTCAAGCGCAAGAGCGGCCAGTATATCGGCGCATTTGCCGTGTACGGCTATCTGAAAGACGAAACAGACAAAAACCGTCTGGTGGCAGACGAATACGCCGCGGACGTCGTGCGGGATATCTTCAAATGGAAGCTGGAGGGCATGAGCCCGCAGGATATCGCCGCCCGATTGAATCACAGCGGCGTGCTTTCGCCCATGGAATACAAAAGATCGCTGGGCATGAGGTTTGCCACCTCCTTCAAGGCGAACCCGCAGGCGACATGGTCGGCCAACGCCGTGCTCCGTATCCTGAAAAATCCGGCCTACACCGGCGTGCTCATTCAGGGCAGGGAGACTACACCCAGCTACAAGGTGCGAAAGCGCGTCACAAAGCCGGAAAGCGAATGGGCAATCGTTTCGGACGCCCACGAAGCCATCATTGAGCGCCGGGACTTTGACAGCGTACAGAAGGCGCTCTCATTGGATACCCGCCGCAGCCCCGGCGACAGCGCGGTGCAGCTTTTCAGCGGGATGGTGTTCTGCGGCGAGTGCGGCGCAAGCATGGTACGCAAGACCGTCCCCTCCGGGAAGAAGAAATACGTCTACTACGTCTGCGCCGCCCACAAGCAGGATAAATCCTGTTCGCCCCACCGGATGCGCGATGAGGCGCTGGAACAACTGGTTTTGGACACGGTAAAGCAGTATATCCGGGACGTGGTTGATCTGGACGATATTCTTGCCATGACGGATACCGCCCCCCTGAGAACCGCAGAAGCCCAGAAGGTGCAGCGGCAGCTCGACAAAAAGCGCTCAGAATATGAGCGGCTCCAGAAGCTGCTCATGTCCCTGTATGAAAGCCTTGCAGACGGCATCATCGACCGGGACGAATACGCAAGGCTCAAGCAGAACTACGCAGGACGCTGCGCCGAGTGCAAAAAGCAGATGGACGCCTTGCAGGAGACCCTTACGCAGATCAGGGAGCACGGCGGCGAGCACCGGGAATGGATGGCGCAGTTCAGAAAGCACCTGAACATCACGGAATTGGAGCGCAGCATCGTTGTGGCGCTGATCGACCGCATCCTCATTTACAGGGATAACCGCGTGGAAGTCCGCTTCCGCTTTGCGGACGAATTTGCATGGCAGACGGATATTCTCAGAAGATCACAAATACGGGAGGTGGTATAAGTGGCAAGAACGAAACGAAAGACAAACCCGGTCATTCCGGCGATGGAAGCTCCCGCACAGGCGCAGAAGCAATACCGCGCTGCCGCCTATGTCCGCCTTTCCGTAGAGGACAGCGGCAAACCCGGCGCGGATACCATAGAGGGACAGAAAGTGCTGCTAACTTCTTTTATTGAAAGCAGTTCCGATATGGAGCTTGCAGCCCTGTTCTGTGATAACGGACGAACAGGCACGGACTTTGACCGTCCTCAGTTTGAAAAGATGATGGAGGAAGTACGCAAAGGGCATATAGACTGCATCGTGGTCAAAGACCTATCCCGCTTTGGCAGAAACTACAAGGAGACCGGCAACTATCTGGAACGCATTTTTCCTTTTCTGGGCGTGCGATTCATCGCCGTCAACGACGGCTTCGACACCCTCACCGCCCAGCGGGGCGCGGACGGCTATCTGGTTCCGCTGAAAAATCTCATCAACGAGGTTTACAGCAAGGATATTTCCAGGAAGTCCGGCTCCGCGCTGGCGGCGAAGCAGAAAAACGGAGATTTTATCGGGGCGTGGGCTCCCTACGGCTACCGCAAACAACCGGATAATCCCCACAAGCTGGAGCCGGACGAAGCGACGGCTCCCATCGTCCGGCAGATATTCCGGTGGCGAGCCGGGGGCATGGGAATCACACAAATCGCAAGGCGGCTCAACGATTCCGGCGTACCATCCCCCTCTGCCTACCTGTACAACACCGGGGTATGCAAAACGGAGAAATATAACGGCGTGAGCTGGTATGTTCAGACGGTCAAGAACCTTCTGTCCCGGCAGGTGTACATCGGACACATGGTGCAGGGAAGGAAGCGGCAGTCCTTCTACGAAAACCGGGGGCAGTATAAGAAGCCACGAGAGGAATGGATCGTCGTGGAAAACACCCACGAGCCGCTGATTGACCGGGAGACCTTTGATAAAGTGCAGGAGCTTGCCCGACGCAAAAATGCAGAATACTTTGAAACCCTCGGCAGATTCACGCATCTGGAAAACACCGAAAACATCCTCAAGGGGCTGGTCTACTGCGCCGACTGCAAGCGTCCGCTGGTGCGGTACAAGAATGTGAGCCACGAAAAAAAACTGTGGTACACCTTTATCTGCCCGACCCACGCCAACGACATTGGCAGCTGTCCGCTGAAAAACATCCGGGAGGACGCACTGTTCCCCATGCTCCTGCAAGCCATTCAAACCCAGATCGCCCTTGCCGCCGATATGGAAGCCATTGTCCGCAGACTAAACGGCTCGCCAAAGTACAGAAAGCAGACTGCGACGCTGCAAGGCAGGCTGGACGCCGCGAAAAGGGCGCTCAAGCGCTGCAACGGCCTGTATGACAGCCTGTACCAGAGCTATGTGGATCAGCTCATGACCGAGCAGGAGTATATGACGCTGAAGCGTCGCTACAAAGCGGAAGCCGAGGAAGCGGAGCGGCTGATCGAGGCTCTGACCCGCCGGCAGGCGGCGGAAGCGGCGCACACGCCGGAAAACCCGTTCCTTGCGGCTTTCGGCAGCTTCCGGGGCGCGGATGCTTTGACAAAAGAAATGGCGCAGGCGCTGATTGAGCGTGTGTATGTGGACGGCGGCAGCAATATCGAGATCGTGTTCCGTTACCGGGACGAATACAAGGAGCTCTGTACATATCTGGAAGGGAGGAAAACTGACGCATGAAAACGGCGATGTATCTTCGCATATCGAGCGAGGATGAGGATTTGCGAACCGGCGAAAAGAACGAATCCGAGAGCATATCCAACCAGCGCAGCCTCCTCCGGGAATATGTATCCGGTCATGCGGAGCTGGCCAGCTCTGAAATACTGGAGTTTTGTGACGATGGCTGGAGCGGTACGAACTTCGAGCGTCCCGCTGTGAAGGCGCTTTTGGAGCAGGTCAGGCGCGGGCAGGTAAATTGTATCGTGGTCAAAGACCTATCCCGCTTTGGTCGTGATTACCTCACCGTGGGCGACTACATTTCCCGCGTGTTCCCGTTCCTCGGCGTGCGCTTCATTTCCGTCAACGACGGTTTCGACAGCAGCAATCCGCTGGACATCGACAGCCTCGATACCTCGTTTCGGACGCTGATCTACGACCTGTACAGCCGTGACCTCTCCCGCAGGGTCAAAAGCGCAAAAAAGGCCAGAGCCGAGCGCGGGGCGTTTCTCAGCCCCTATGCGCCTTACGGGTACGTCAAAGACCCGGAGAACAAAAATCATCTTCTGGTAGATGCCGAAGCCGCCGAGGTGATACGGCGCATCTTTCAAATGGCAGCGGATGGTGCAAAAACACGGGAGATCGCGGCGGCGCTGAACGGTGAGGGCGTAAGCTCTCCAAAGAACTACAAGGTCGAGACAGGCTGCACAAGAACGCCGTGGCGCAGCATCCAAGAGGAAAACTTCTGGACGGCCAATCTGGTCGCAAAGTTCCTGCGGGACGAGCGGTATATTGGAAAGACGGTGTACGGCAAACGAAGCCGGGATATTGTAGGCAGCACCCACACGGTCAAAATCTCCCGCAATGATTGGGTTATCGTCCCTGACAGGCACGAGGCCATTGTGCCGGAGGCGCTGTTCGAGAAAGCGCAGGCTTGTATGCGGGAATACAGGGAGCGAGAAGTCATGACGGGCGGCGGGAATCCGCTGAAGCGCAAGGTGATCTGCGGCGTATGCGGTCATGCCATGCAGCGGGACAATAAGAAGAACGGCTCCTACCGCTGCGTCATGAAACGGCTGAATACCGGCTTTGACTGCTCAGAGGATAGAATCCCTGAGCCTGATATTCTGGAAGCGGTGATCGACACCATACAGGTCTATGCCCAATACGCCGTCAGCATAGACCGTCTCCTGCAAACAAGGCAGGCACAGCGGCAGCTTGATCGCAAACAGGCGCAGCGCCGCTTGCAGACGCTCCAGAGCCGGAAAGCCCAGCTTGACGAGCGGCTGCAAGACCTCTATGAAAGGCTGGTGGAGGGCGGGATATCCCGCGAGAGCTTCGCGGCGCAGAAGAAAGCTCTGACGGCGCAGGCAGAGGAAATCTCCCGCACGGTCTTGGAGCTGGAGCGCAAAATAAGCGGCAGCGACGACGGCAGCAATGCTGTAATCGAGCATTTCAAAAGCTATGCCGGGATTACGGCGCTGACCAGAGAAATCTCAATCGAGCTGCTGCAATCCGTCACCATCTACCCAGATGGGCGCATGGATATCCGGCTGAACCTTGCCGATGAGATTGAATCTCTGCTGGAAACCTTGCGCCGGGAGTCCTGTACGGCGTGAAATTATTAGTCCTTTCTGTACAGCAGCCGATGAGGGCATCACCGGCACGTCGGTTGAAAAGCGCGAAGATTTTCAGCGCATGATGCAGGATTGCCGGAAAGGAAAAATCGACCGCATTCTGGTCAAGAGCATCTCCAGGTTCGCCCGAAATACAAAGGACTGCCTTGCAGCCGTTCGGGAACTCAAAGAACTTAGCGTCAGCGTCCAGTTCGAAGAACAGGGCATCGACACCAGCAAGGTGTCTAGTGAGATGGTTACGGCAATCATGGCATCGCTGGCACAGAAAGGCAGCGAGTCGATTTCAGGCAATGTCAGATGGGGCGTCCAGAATCGGATGCAGGATGGAACATATATGACAGCATCCGTTCCATTCGGGTATGAACTTTGCGATAAGAAAATGAAGATAAATCAGGAAGAAGCTCAGATAGTGCGTCAATTTTTTGACCTCTATTTGTCAGGCGTTAGTATCGAAAAAATTGTGCTTGAGTTAAACGCTGGATGTCATGAAATCAGCGATAAGAAAATCTGGTGTAAAACTGCAGTTTCCTATATTTTGGGGAACGAACGATATATCGGGGATCGACTGCTGCAGAAATTCTACATGACGGATACTCTTCCGACGAAGCAAGTAAGAAATAATGGTGAGAAGGCGCAATATTATGTAGAAAATACACATCCTGCAATCATCGATAGAGCACAATTTCAGGCGGTACAGGCATTACGCGAGTGCCGGAAAAAGCGAAACGGATGCGCCATCACCATGCGACAGAGCAATTTAAGAGGGTACTGTTTCTGCGGAATGTGTGGTGGAAAACTAAGATCAAAAGAGGAAAACGGCATAATCTATTGGGTTTGTAAAACGCATAGCAAAGATAAGAAGTCATGTGCTAATTCGCCTGTGCAGGAAAAAATCATGGAGCAGGCTTTCTGCCGTCTGTATTATAAACTCAAGCACTACGGCGACCCCATCTTCACACAAATGCTCTCAAACCTCCAAAAGATCCGCTACAGTCGAATGCTATGGAGCGAAGACGTCATCTCTCTCAACAAGAAAATATCCGACATACTCAGTCAGGTTCAATTCCTAACCCAGCTTCAACAGGCGGGCGGCGTTGATCCTGATACTTTTATAACATCAAACAACAAACTCAGCGAACAACTCCGCAGGCTGAAACAGGAAAAAGCAAGGCTTCTCGACACCGACAGCGACGATCTGGCAGACCGCACCCGCGATCTCATGGACGCACTGGAGGACGGGCCGGATTTCCTCGACAGCTTCGATGCGGAGCTGTTCGATGCGCTTGTA